TTTTCCCGAAGTTCTTCTTGCTTGTCCTCTAAGTCATCTAATTTATCATCTCCTCTGAAATTTGGATTGATCGCTTTCTGCTCTCTGTAATATGAGACAGATTCGCTATTCAGCATTTGCCTTTTGACCTTGCTCGCTTTCAACAAAATCAGCGTCATATCCAAGCGCCTAATCTGTCCCTCGTGCCAGGTTTGCACTCTCCTCTGCTTCATCAGGCGGCGCAATCTCCTTGGTGATGTCTATTCCTTGGTATCCGCTATCAGGGTCACGCGCAAGGCGCTCACGCTCTTCTTGCGCGTCAAGAACGCCCCGGTCGATATAGTTCCCCGCTCGGATGCTGTCGTTATTGCGCATCGTCGAAAGTTCAAGCTCTGTCATCTGGTAAAGCGGTACGAAATCAAACGTAATGTCGGGATCGATCTCGCCGAATAGCGAAAGCTGTACGAGGTTCAGCATGGTCCCAATCGGTAAGCGGTCATGCGCTTCCTGCTGCGAGTGAATCCAGTCGTACCAGACTCGGATCTCGCCCTCTGCCACGTTGCCAAAGCCGGATGGGGAAATGCCCGTCATCACCACGGCCGGCTCGCGGCTCGCAGAACACATCTGCTCCTGTGCCTGAGACTGTAGCTCGTGGAGTCCGCCGAGGGGAACTGCAAGCTGCTCTAACTCCTCGCGGTCCTTGTCTAGCACCATGACACCCTTATTGCTGCGCGTGGCCGTGAACAGCTTGATTCGGGAAAACAGGTTTGAGCCATCGTCCCCGCCGGTAAGCACCTGGTCCATTGCCGTCTTGAGAACCACGATAGAGAAATTGTTGATGAGGTCTGAAACGCTCTGCCAGGTGCGCAACCAGTTGTTAACGTAGGGTTCGACAAGCTGCGAAAGACTGATGCCGGAGAAATTGAATGCAGGTTTGAAGATGTCGGGAACCTCGCGGCTCACCATGATAATCATGCGCGTGGCGTCCCAATGCTGACCCATCACCCACCAGCTATCCGGCCTGTAGAAGTTAGGACTGGAAGGATCGAGCGCGTTGTACATCAGCGGCGTAGTCCAGATGGGATCGACGTTCTTGAATCCTCCCAAGCTCGCTTTCTTGACCGTGCGAGGATCGATCACCAGCGGTGTCGTTACGTCCGCGCCTTTGACGTTGACAAGAATCTGGCCCGTGCCATAAAAGGCGTCATCCTCGATTGCCTTGCGCATGACATGCTGCACGCCCAACCGCGTAAGCTCCTGCTCAATCGCGGTGATCTTTTCCTTCGTCTTGGCGTCACCATCTGCAGATGTGCTGTTGATCTTAATCCATTTGCGGGTGCGCTCGCTCGCCAGTGCGGTTGCCATGTTGCGGTATTCCACCCGCAGCGCCAAGAGCATGAGGTACTGGTATCCAGGGAAGCCTTCGATGTTGCTGTAGGCATACATGCCTGAGCCGAACGCGGGTGCCGCATCCATCGCCAGCCTTGCGCACTCGTAGGCCGTCTCATCGTTGGCCACTTGAGGTTGTTGGCCTTCAGGCACCACGCCGCGCGGTATCACGGGAGGCTTGATTGGGTAATGCGGGCGAGGTGCTTCTTCCATTGCCTTGTACAGCGCCGCACGGATGCCGTATCCGGTCGGAACTATCTTGGCTGGGCGCCCTGCGTTTTCTCGTTTTCCACCGCTCGGCATTTTGATTATCCTTTGATTTCCTGCAACTATTCAAACTACCACATTGTACCGAGTATGTACCAGTTCCCGCATCTCTTCACGAAGATACACACGGTCGGCATAGTAGTCTCCAAGTTTCGTCCACCCGCCCCGCCAGTCAAAGAAGCGGGCATCTTGCCAGCTTGGGAAGCTGCTGCGTAGGCCGTCAACAAGCCGCAACTGGCTTTTAGTGTACATGATAGGCTCTTGTTCGACGCTTCTGCGCTTTCTCATTTTACCCCCTCATTGCGGCAGCAATTGCCGCGTCGCTGACTAGAAGTGATGATGTGACCGGGGAGGCAAACGCCATGACAAACGCATCCGCCAGATTAGGCGACGGCACAGAGCCGCCAATCCGAGTAGACTTCGCGAGGTCCTCTTTGCTCTCCACCTTCACCCTGCCATTGCGGTCGAAGTCGCGCTTGGGAGTGGAGAGTTCTGTTTTCAGCTTCTCCAGATGCGGCATCTCGCTGGAAATGCTGATTAGCTCATCGTCGTTGAACTTCTCGCCCCGGTTGATTGCGTTGTAAGTATTGCGGAATCGGTCGGCGATCCCCCACCACGTCTGGGCCTTGAGATTGCAGAAATAGTCTTTGTTCTTGATTCGGTCTTGCCGGTCACTGGCATAGTATTCTTCCGGACGCTCGACTGCGGCTCCGGCATTGAACTTGGCATATTTGCGCCGGAGATGTTTGTCGCGTACCTGGTTCAATTCATCGAATTTCGCTCCGCATGATGCCCCAACGCCGATGGAGTCGTACCGAATCTCCGCCTGTCGCTCAGACGCCGCAGCGTAGGTCCGCATACAAGACTTGAGTAGCTCATCCTCGCGCGCCCGCCACTCGTCAGACCAGAGGGCCACGCTGCCATGCGAATAGACGTTCGCGCAGGCGTCCTCCCCATCGTCGGCCACGTCGAAGCCGATGATGTGCTTTCCTGTAGCCTCAAAGCCTAGTTTGAGATGCGCGTCGATTGCGGCTTCAATCCAACTGCGCTTAATTACCGTCCCCTCAGTGTCTTCACGCGGGTCTCCAAGGTAGATGTGTCGGTAATCGTCCTCTGACTCTGAGCGCGTTCGCTCGATTACCTCAAGCATCGTGTGTGATAAGAATGGGTTCTCGTCATAGTTGATCTTGCGCAGAATGTAGCGGGTGGGTGGATTGACCACGAATCGCTGGTAGGCAAAGTCACTGGCAAACATCGGATTGAAGATGAGCCATATTTGCGACCCCTCTTTGCGGATGGTCGGCTCCAATACTTCCCATTGCTCTTTCGTGAGGAAGTGCGCCTCCTCAATCCAGAGAACGTCCACATCCTCAAGAGATCTGATTTCCTGTAGATTGCGGGCCAGCCCATAGAATATAAACTCGCTGCCTGTAGTTTTATGAACGATTGACCGATCTGTAATATCAAACTCTGCCGCCAGCCCAAACCGTTCTATTTGCAGCTTGAGAACCGTATACACAGACTCCGCTATTTTGTTCTGGAATTGACGCGCACAGCAGAAACGGACTTTGAGAGTCGATGCCAGGAAGATGGCAAACCCGGCAGCGTCCCAGCTATTATGGGTAACCGTGTGATCCTCAAGGAGAAACAAGTGATCCCTTTCGAGGCTGAAACCGGCATATTCTCCCTCTCCAATGGACTCCACGTGTAATACGTTGCGCATCAGGTCTTTGTGTCTGTTCTGACACTTAGCCTGCTTACGTGAAAGCAACGTAGGAATCTGGTACAATTCCCCGCAAATGCTGATTTGATTGGTGGTTCCTCTGACATCTCCGCATTGAGTGTTCGCAGTCGAGCGCGTCACTCTAAACCCCAATCCAGCGCACAGCCGCACAATTCCTTCGGCGATTGTGTCCATTGTCTGACTGATAATGATAGATCGCCTTGATTCTTGATAACAGCCATCGGAATCAATGAGACCCGCGAGCAGTTTCAATCTGTCTTCCCGGCTCGCCTTTAGGTAGCAAAGCGGAATATGCTTCATGCTGGGATAGGTTCGATTTGCTCTAGTTTGGCGTTTCCCTAATCCCAATTGCACCATACGAAACCACAACTCATTAAGGCCACGCCCCGACGCTTTGCGAATCGTCACATTGACCGCTGAGTTGTCGTGCTTCCCTCCAATACTGGCAACCATCCCAAGCTGCTCTGCATAGCCTTTCAAATAGTCCACAATTTCCTGATCGGCAGTCGTTATCAACGGCTCTCTATACAAACCGTCGCCAAGCCAAAGGCCGATGAAATAAGGGTCAACGGGAAGCGGATCATCTGACGGAAATTCAATTGCATCTGCTTTGTATCCAGCGAACTTGCCTCGCCACCTGGGGGATTTTGCGAGGTATTCCCTCACTGATAGATTCACAATTTCCGGGTAGTCTGGGTAACGCCCCCGTGATCTCCGAAGATTCCCGCTCGGCATCGTACCGCCAGTATCCCGCGCACATCCTTGCTGCTTTTTGAGGCTTAGGATGTGATCCCCATTGACTACATAATCATATCCATAGCTTTGATGGACTTGGAACATTTCTGCCCGTCCGCGTGTTGTGCCGGTTACGGCTCTCGGTAGACCGTCTGGCCCCATCAATCTATCCCCTATGCACACATCTTCAACAGACCGAAGAGAATAGTCTGACATTACCACTTTGGTTCCAAGCGCCAAACACTTGCTTGAGCTACGTCCCCCATACAGTACCCGGCCACGCGCTGGCGTCTCCCAAAAAGCGCGCAAAACGGGATTTAAAGTTGGGGCTTGGGCTATCGTGCTCATTTCGACTTGCACCACTTTTGATGACCGTTAAGAGCGCCGCAGTCCGAGCAACCCCTTACGGCTTGCGCATCTCGGCAAGCGTTCGCGTCAGGTACGGTCCTGAGCTTTATTAGTCCCATCTGGTACTAGATTGTACTACTTCTTTTCAACCAGCCCCGCGTAGAAATCGTTAAGCGAACGAACGACGATTGGACCATCGTTAGGTCCGGAAATCGGCTGCGAGACCTTTCCATAGGCTCTGTCTGTTAGATATATGAGCGTTTTGAGGCGAACGTTCTCATCATCAGACTCAGCCAACTCCTCCCATTTCTCTCGACCCTTGATTTTTACAAACAAAGCCTCAGCGTCAAATTTTCCAAGGTGTTTTACTAATCCTTTGATAGTGCTAGGCTTCCGACCTGCCCCTTGTCTTTTTCCACCAGACGCCATTTTGATTACTCCTTACTCGTTAGGGAGTATCAAAATTTCAAGAACGGGTGAAATTTTGATACTCCCCACGCCTGGCGATGTAAAGTCGGACTAAGCAACCCGGCGCGCCGAGTTAGGGAACAAAATCTCGTTCCGATACGGGATACGCTTGCCGCATTCGTTGCACACACGGTAAACCTGTCCGCCATTCTCGCTGAACGGCCATGAGCGCTTGTTCGCAGGATGACGGCAGCCGAAGAAGAACGTGAAAATCGCATTCATTACGCCCGACTCGAACATCTTTCTGTCCTCCATGTGAGCCACCGTACTCGCGCCCGCTTGACACAGAAGTTGCTGCGTCTGTTCGGGTGTCGGCTCCATGCGAAATTTGTAGACCTTGCGTTGCCTAGACATTTGCCTTCTTCCAAAGAACTATACCAGATGTGGCAGTATACTGTCAAGAACAAAAGGCAACGGCAAGAGCACGGCTTATATCCCCATGCCTGAAGGCAGGGGCTTTACGCCGTTTTTCGGTAATGACGCACCCCCGGCGCACCCATTCCATCGCACAGCAACTTACCTCGGAACATGGTTACCATTGCGACCCACGTAGTGGACAGTTCAGACTGTCGTCCCGAGACC